AGGATTTCCGTTCTCGTCAGTTGCATATTTTATATGAGTTTTACCTACACCTAATACAGATCCAGGACCTCCACTATATTTTAATATATCATCAGATTGATTTTTTTCTAATATAGAGCCAGTATATAACATCTCGAGACGAACATGTTCCGCTCCTATATATTCTTTCTGCGATAAAGATGGAATTAAACCAAATGGATCAATACCTTGTTTATTAACATGAGTACCTATAAAACCTACACCGGCTTGGGTTAAGGTTGAGATAGGTGTATAAATTCCTCCTTTGATAAATTTATTACCACCATCTGTTTCTACATTTGATTTTGATAATACATTTTGTTTTAAGATAAAATTAATACCCTCTGGTGTTTGGAAGAATTTTGTTAATCTTGAAACGTCTTCTAATGCATTTTCGGGAGTTGAATGACCACCTCTAAGTAAAAAGTCAGGGGTAGTAATTGAAACATCATTACCATTTATGTCTTTTTGAACAAAAGGTTCTTGACTACTCCCCCCACCCGGTAAGTCAGATCCGAATTTAAGAGACTTTAATTTGGTGTCTCCATTAGATAATTTCAATAATAAACCCATCTATTATTGTGGAGGATTTGATAAGTAAGTGTTTGAACTCTTATATAATGTTGATGAAGTTGGATCTTCCATATCCAATGTTGTTGGTAATGGAATTGGATTTACAACACCGTCATTATATTGAGCAAATGCTGTTGATACAGGACCAAATGCAGCACCATCTAATGAATATCCTGTAACTCCATTTGAATGTAATTGAGATGTTTTTAATGCTAAAGAGTTTATAGCTACTGCACCTCCATTAGCTACTGAGTAAGGTGATCCGTCTGTTAGTAATTTATCTTTTAATCCCATAATTATGTTTTATTATAAATATATTAAATTATTGTACTTTGAAATTATTTGGGGCACTTGAATTATAGAATGTTTGGGAATTATTAGCAGTTGCTGATGCTACTTCTTTTCCATCTATTTGTACTGAAGTGTATATTGGTCGTTTGTTTATTTCTGCTCTAAGAGCTCTTAATTCACTTATAATTGGGGTAAGATCATGTCCTCCACCTTGTTGAGGATTTAAATTAGTTCCTACTTTTATTTTTCCATCAGCCCCATACATTGCTTTATCATTTGGGTCTAGTTGAACCGAGCCAAATTCACCGGTCATTACCGGTCCTTTTTTAGGATCAATAACACCATCTTTCATTTTAGAATAAATTAATGCACCTGCACCGATAGCTGCTGCTGCTCCAATCCCAGCGGCAATTGGGTTAATAATAAAAGATGCAGTAGCTTGACCTGCTTTTAACGCAAGTATTTTCTGCTCATCTCTAATTTTGAGTTTTCTCAACACAGCACTAGCAATTTGCATAGCTTTCATACCAGCCATTATTCCGAGTATTGAACTAAATAGGACTTTTGATTCAGCTATAACTCCTATCATTTCTATTAGAGGATTCAAGATATTCAAAATAGGTTCTGCTATGGAAACAAATATCTCTTTCATTTTCATTACCGAGTCATTTAAACGTTCTTGTGCGGATTGTTGTGCTTCCATATCTTTCAATCCTTGTTCTCCTAAACGTTTTTTTATCTCACCTTCTGATATACCTTCAGCTTTTAATTGTTTGTATAATTCTAGAGATTTACTGTCTGACTTCACACCCATTTTAACTAAAGCTTCTTTATCAATTAAAGATTGAGCTAATTCGTTTCGTTGCATCCCCATAGCTTTAGCAATAGCCTCTTGTTGGATAACATTCATTTTACCGAAGTCAGCAGCGGAGCCTACTTGTTTTAGTATTTCTGCAGATGCAGCTGCCGTATCTCCTGATAATGCTAATCCTCTTGCTCGCTCTAAATTTAAAGCTTGGCCTGTTATCAACTCAGCAGACAACTCATTTTCAATGGAAGATTCGAAGTTAAGTAAACTTTGCGATATAGCCTCGGCTTGTTGTAAGTTAATACCAAATTCACGTGCTTTTGCAGCCGCTTCTGCCATATTAATTGCACTTCCACCCAACGATAATTTTAAAGATGCAGACATGTTATTTACATCTTTCAAAATTTCCTTTTCATTTAATGCCAATTTATTCTTTGCATTAAAAGCAGAAGTAGCACCTAGTATTTCTTTTGTATTGTCTTCTAAAGATTTATTATAAACTAATGATAGTTTTTGAATATTCATTAACTCATCATATTGTAAACCAGCTTGATGTGTTAATTTAGTCATAGTAACTAAATCCTTTTCATTTAATTGAGCATTAACCCCTAATGCTTTTCCTACAGCCATATATGTTTCTTGTAGGAGTTTTGAATTTACTGAAACATCATGAGTAGATGATGCTATATCTAACATATTATTTCTTACTTGAAGTGATTCAGAGTAAGTCATATTCATTGCTTTAGCAAATTCACCTGTTGTAGAGTCTAATTCTTTTAAGGTTGCAACTAGTATAGTAAAAGCACCTTGTAGAATATTTGCTGGGGATATAGATGCAGATATTTTATCTTTAAGTAATCCCATAAATGTAGGAAAAGCGTGTAGTTTTTCTCCAATATTATCAGCTTCTACAACTAATGCTCTGGTTTCTATGAGAGCTTGATTTATACCTAAATCAGGCATCCCCATCCTTTTAAGTACTCTATCTATTCCACCCAACAATGAAGGATAAAAACCTAATTCTTTATCGATATTCTTTTGTATGTCTAGTTGACGTTGTAGTTCATCATTAGTAGCTATAAGATTTCCACCATTTTTATCTAATACACCATTTATATTGTTTAATTGTTCAACTATTTTTATTAGTTTACTGGTTTGTGTATTGTCATTTTTGATTGATTCTTTTTGGGCTTCTAGAGATTTTTGTAATTCAAGTAATCGGGTATGTTCAGCCGCAGCTTTTTGTTTAAGTTTTTCTATCCCTTCAGTATTTAAGGTGTTTGTTCCTTTAGTATGATCCTTTAATTTTTCACTTATACTATTTATTGAACCCAACGCACGTTTAGAGGCGGCTAATGAATTATTATATCCCCCTACTTCATCTACAACACTTCTCATAGAACCTGCTATGTCTCCTATACTACCATCCATAGCTAGTAATTCTTCCTTTGATTCAGATAAAGCAAAATTCATTTCGGCTAATGAATATGTAGCTGCATCTATTGAACTAAATGGGTTAGCTTTACCCATAAATTTATATATCTCTTCTATTTTGGAGAGTAATTTTAATTTTTCTTTTAAATCGTCGTTAGCCATATATTGGGGATATTTTATTATAAATATTGAGGATAAAAAAAGCCACTTAATTGTGGCTTAATTTTATTTATATGATGTTTTTTTATGGTGAGCTTCACTTACAAAGTCTGGGATTTTTATTTTACCTTCTTCGTTTATTAGGGTTTTATTTTCTCCAGTATTTGTTTCATCTTTTTCAGGATTATAATATTCATTCATTTTATGAGCTGTAAATTTTCTCAACCAAATAGGCATATTATAAATGGTATTCCAATCATATCCTCCATTCCCATGAAATACTATTGAGTGTATTTCTTCAAATAGATTATGTCTTGATTGGGCTATTGTTTCTGGGGTTAGATGGAAAAATGCTAATTTATTTCTAATACTTTTATTAATTTCCATATCTTACATATCAGGCCAAAAGAAATCAATCCCTATTGGAACTACAATTCTTTCTTCTTCACCATCAGGGATATAAGTTAAATCAACATCAGGTTGGATTTCTTTTATATAAGAACGTAATGCGCGCGAATCTCGCGCTAATAGATATTTGTCGACAAACTCCCTGATGTCTTGTTTATCGCGTTTACCTTCAACTGATGTTATGATATATTTCAATCGAGTAGATAATTCTGGGACTGTGTCTTTATGAATTTTTTTAAGTCCTTCTATTTCACGACTTAAATCTTGCTCATCTTTATGAGTTAGTAATTTAAATGTGATGTTATTTTTGGAGAATGGTAATTCGAAGTGAAATTCATTAATGTTAGTATTTTCTAATACTTCATGTAGTGGTTTATTTTCACATAAAGATAAGTCTACTTTTACATTATTACCTTCATGGTAGAATGAGTAGTCATTTCCATACCCTAACACTCTTGTTGCTACCATAATAGCATTTTTATCTCCTATTAGTAAATCATCATAGTTAATTTTAGATACGATAACAGATTTTAATAGTTTATCAAATACTGTTCCTTTTGTAATATATGATTGATTGGTAAGGATATCTTCCTCAGCAGCACCCATATATTTAATTTCTACTTGACCCGTTGCTAACTCTGATCCTTCAGGGTATAATTTACCTTTTGATGGTAATTCTACTACTTCAGTAGGCATTTTAAATTCACTCATAAATTTTATTTTTTTATAACTTTATTTTGTTGGATATACATATATTAAAGAGCTGAAATGTTGTCAGAGTTTGTAATAAATGATGATACACCTTCTACTTTTTTAATTTGGGCTGCTATTTCAGACATTTTATCTCGAGAAAATCCACCCGATTTCATAAATGGATAACCATCTACTTTAACCGTTAAAATAGCTTTAAATGACTGTGGGTTTTGATCGTGGTAATCTGTTGTTTCTTTTGATGAAACTATAGTAACACCTTCTATTGCTCTTATATCAGATAATATTTCTTTTTGAGGTCTTTGTTTAATATTGGTAACCAATTGACCTACCATTTTATATTTATCTTGATAGTCTTCTGTAATCTTTTTAATTTGTTCTTTAATTATAGAACGGATTTTATTTTCCATAATATTATAATATGTTAATAAATATATGAGAGAATAATCATATATCCAAGGAAAAAGAAACCCCACATTTCTGTAGGGTTTACTATGATATAGTATTTTTTAGTAGTTAAGAATACAATAATCTGGTTGAACTGTTAATTTGATATTTACTGCTTGACCATCATCATCATAATTATAAGCTCCAAAGTCAGCTTGTGTAATTACACATCCTTTTAACACCCACTCAGAAACAATATCTCCAACAGGACCTACAACATTAAATGTAATGTCTTTTTTATAGAAATCAGAGTATCCATCTCTACCTGTTACTGATTCGTGTCCTAAACGTACCCACTCCATTACAGCTTGTGCACCTGATGGTGTGATTGATTCAAATAATGTGAATTCAACTGTATTCCATTTTGTTTTTCCTTTAACAAAACGTTGAATATTCATATGATTTAAAGCGACTGCTGTTTGTGTGAATGAAACTGCACTTACTCCTTTTATTAAATATGCAGGAATACCTCCTATATAACAAATGAATCTATTTGATTGTTTAGGTTCAAATGCTGTGTAGAATATTTCGTTTGGGTTTAATATTGCCATTTTATTTTATTTATTAATTTTATTATAAATATTATAGATTTCTATTTTTATCCAGGAAATTCAGCTCCTGTAGGCATTAATATAAAATCAAGTGAAACAAACTCTACTGAGCGTGATGGTTGAATATATATTTGACCTATTAATTGATTTCTATCTATAACATCATTAGTGTTATTTGTTTCATCCATTATTACTTGAAATGCATATAATCCTTCTTTTTGTTGGATACTTTCTAAGTATGGGTTAACTTGAGCTAAGAAATTTGTTCTAGTTGTTGTTGTGTTATTTTCAAAAACAATATTATCAGCTAACTGTCCAATATATGATTTTAATTCTATTAGTAATCTTCTAACATTTACTCTGTCTAAAGCAGATGCACCTTTTTGTAATGTTTTATTACCGAATGATACAACACCTTTTCTTGGTAAGGTTGCTAATGGGTTGATATTATTTTCATATAAATCTGTTTTATTAGCTTCAGATAATTTATACTTAGCTCTAATAACATTATTTAATCCACCTCTGTTTATACCTGCTGGTGCAAACCAAGGAGCTGCAATTCTGTCGTTATTAGCATATACACCAGGGATTAATGTTGATGCTGGTACTGAAACTTCTTTACCTGTTCCTGGGTCTGTGATAGACACCCACGGCCAATAAGTAGCAGCATATGAGTTATCTCTAGTTTGGGCTTGGGTGATTGCTGCTGCTAGGGTTGATGAGTGTTCTGTTAAATCTAAAATATAAATATTATCTCCTCTTTCTTGGGTATTTGTTAGAATAGTTGAGATAGTTCCTGTATGTAAATCATTTGTTAAACCAGGTGTAGATAATATTTTAAATCTATAATCATTTGAATTTGATAATAAATTAACCATATTATCATAATTACTAGATACTAAACCTTGTGTGTTTGATGAATTAATAGTATCGTAAAAATTAGCTCCTCCTTTTATAGTACCTATAGCACT